TGTTTCATTGAGCCGCAGCACATAAAAGTCGTGCCCGTCAAGCGTGAAGGTCCACGCGCGAACAGTGGGGTCCTCGATACGGCCAGCGGCAACGACCCGGATAACGGTTTGGGTGATGCGCACATTCGCAGCATCCTTGGCGATCAAAGGCCGCACGAGCGCTTGGGTAAGCCTGATTGCTTCGGTAGGGATGTTGAATACCACCCGCACCGACGCCTGCGTCAGGCGCAAATCAAGCTCACCTTCCGACAAGGTGCGGATTACCGCTTGGCTCACCCTGACTTGCGGCGTGAGCGCCATGATTACACCGTCCTGTCGCAGCGTTGGCGGATGCTGTTCACTTCGGCAGGCGACCACGGAGCTGCGGTAACCGGGCTGATCTGGCTGACATCGAAGCGATAGGTGGCCGCAGTTGTCACAGGATTATCTGCGCCAAGGTAGTAGTCCACACCATTCGGAGAAAGGCTGATCTGGAGATTTCCGTCGCCGCCATCCGTCTTGAAAGAACGTACAATAGACAAAAGCCCGCGAACACTGGTCACGTCCGCAGGGAGGTTTGAAAATTCCATTTCGGCAGGAGCGGGCGGCGTGTCGTCGGCCTCGATGTAGTCCGCATCATTCGGAGGCGATTCATCAAGCAAAGACCATCCTTCGGTGCCGCTGGAGGTCGTCCAGCCGCCAAGTGTAACATCGCTGATCGGGCGCAGATCGGTGACGATCACATTGCCTTGAAACGAATTCACTTCGCTTCCCTGCCCATTATAGACAACGATATTCTTGCTGAAACAAGTGCTGCCGCCGCCTCCGGGGTTTCCGTTCGGGAAGCCAACAATGCCGATAGTGCCGCCAAAAGGGGTCGGGTCGGTGTAGGTGAGAACCGTGATATCGTTGCGACGAATTTCAATGTCACCAGTGGCGACGTTTACCAGCGTCTCAAGCAGGTTCCAGCTATTCGCCCGGATCACCGGAAAATCTGCCATGGCCACGACTGTCTGTGAGCCAGTGCGCGTGATTTCCAAGCCGCCGTTGGGGCGCACACGGATTTCATAGCGGATGGTGTTGCCGGTCGTGGCAAAAGACAGAAAAGATTGAACGCCCGGCGAGAAGCCTGCGACATAGAAATTATGGCAGACGCCAACAATGTTGTGAGGATCAGTCAAGGCAAGGCGAGTCGAGTTGACCGCCCCGGCAGACGTGTTCCCATGCCGCAAGACCCTGCCTGCCGAACCAATAGCCGGATCAGGATCATTGGTAATGGAATTGGAAGTCGGGGTAGTGTTGACAGAAAGCCAAGGAGTGCCGTCAAGCATCCGCTCGGCCTGACTGCCGTACAGACCTACTTCACCAGAGGGAAAATCTGCCCATTGAAGTGTCATAGTCGTTGCTCCTACGAATTTGCTTGAAACTGAATGGCTTCGCGGATGCGTTCTTCAATGTCCGGGCGACTGATCCTTTTCAATCCGCCTGCGATCTGGAACACCGCGCCGTCGCTGTCAACGATCACCATGCTTTCCTTGATCTGCACGGCTGTTCCCGGCCAAGTGCCTCGGTCAAAGGTTACACCTTGCAAGCGAGCTACAGGCGCATCAAAATCCCCTGTGAAATACCATACTTCAGTCGTCGTGGCTCCGGGAAGCCAGAATTGGTCTCCGAACACCCGCACCTGATAAACTGGATCGGGAGCGCGTTCTGCGGTCGCAAAATTGAGCGGGTCGATCGTGCTTTCCCCCGGCTCAATCCAGAAAAAGCGTCCGTTGATGCCTTCGCCCTGCGCAGGAATGCACACTACATAGGACGCGATGTAGCCAAGGCTGATGATCCCCACATCGTCAGGTGTAACGACAGGAAACCACGTCGGGTTGCCGCCATTGGTTAATGTCCCTGCTGTCCATGCGAGTGCTGCGCCTGTTTCGGTCGTGACGATAGCATTTCCGAGGGTTCCAGCAACAAGCGCCCGAACAGTTACGTCTGAGCTGGTGCTATCGACCGCTTGAACTTCATTATGAGATACAAGTGCCGTGCTATAATCTGTACCTGGAATTCCGATGTCATTTATAGCTTTGCGCAGATTATCGAAAGCGGCACCGGGAGAACTGCCCAAGGCAACCAACCATGGATTTGCCAACGTACCCGCAGGGCTGCCCGCGTCCACATTACCATTCGTGAATCTGTAGTAAATATTACCGATCCGCACTTGGTCGTTATTCGCTGGAGTTCCGGTCAACGTTCCGCTGGCGAACCCTTCTTCGGCATAGCACATGAGTGCACCTCCGCCCGTCACAAACAGATAGGCGGGTGTCTCTCCGATGTTGCCTGTAGCGACCATTTCGACAGACGTTCTAGGAGGACCGGGAAGTGTGCCAATCAGGGTTACAGTCTTGTCGGGCTTCACGCGCCAGATTTGCGTTCCCGAAGCCACGAACAAGTCGCTGTCGAAACTTCCCGGCTGACTATAGATGCCCCGGATCGGCCCGGAGCCGACTTCAAGCCAGCGCCTCATGCCGGGGCGCGAAATCAGCGCCGCCTGCGTCGTGGTCAGGACAGGATTTTCTTCGAAATAGCGATTGCGTGTCTGAATGCGCGCCTCTTTGGCCACACCCCGAAAATAATCGCTTCGTCCAAGAGGAATATTTACTCCCATCCCACTCTCCCACGAACAATGTGCGGAGTAATCCGCGCAGTGTATGCCTGCCGACTGAGAAGCAGAACACCGATATCCGGAGGAATGATCTGAGTTTGATAATACCGCGACCGCAAGTTCCTCTCAGCAATCAGCATAGTGGCGGTGCTCTCTTCAGTTGGCGCACGACCATAGCGCGAACTCAGGCGCATATTCAGCCGATTAATGAAGTAGTGATCAAACTCTTCAGGAAATGGAAATTCTTCGGGATCGACGCCAGTCAGCGGCAGTATCTCCACCCAACGCCCAAGGTCGGCGCGGTAGAACAATTGCAGGCTTGTGCCATTCACGTTCAGCAGCAGCTCAGGGCCGCTGACGACCTCTCGACCGTTGCCCTTCAAGGTTAGCGGGGCGCTGGCAAGCCGGTTCTCAGGATCAATGACGGCGATCCTAGCACCATCTTGCGGATCAGGCGGTAGGGATACGGTCTGCGCTGTATCGGAGTTGACGATGAGCCGCGCATTGGCAAGCACCTTTGACCACAGCGTCTCGTTCCAGTCGGTGTCAGCAGTCACGTTGAGATTGCCAATAGGCCAATCGAAGTAACGATCGCCAATCGACAACCCAAGAACTCCAGCAATAATCCTACGAAGCTCTCGGAGCGCTTCGTCATACTGCAAATCAGTCGGCTCTGCTCCGATCGGTATGATGTTGTTCTCGCGAAATGCGTCGTTAATTATTGCTGAAGTCAGGCTCATGCGCGGTTACTCCGCTTCTTCGTTGTCTTCGACAGTATCGTTCCAGTCGATGCCGTGAGCGACGATAGTCTTCGCCAGCCGCATCTTCGGCCACGAAGGCAGGAACTCGATAGTTTCGTCGATCGACTGCGCCACAGTCAGAATGTGGGTCAGTTCCGCAGCAGTCTTCTTCATCAGTTCCGTAACGGAGTCATCGTCGTCACTGATGTTGAGGGCGACGTCCTTGAGTTCAGCCTTCTTGCCCACAAGGTCAGGATGGCTGGCCCATCCATTCGGCACTTCTTCCGGAGAATTGAAGACGTGCGCCGCCCCGTCCGGGCCATAGAACCACGCAGGCCATTCTTGATGAGAATAGGGGGCGCTTTCGCGGGCAAGGCGATCACGAAGGCCCGCCGACAAAAATCGTTCTGCCATGATGAATTCCTCTCGTTAGAAAGACCCCGCGCTTTACTGGCGCGGGGTCTTAGTATGATCAGTTCGGCACATTGTCCTTGAGAATGCCGACCGCGATGAGGGCCGCACGAATTTCGCGAACATTGGCCACAAGCGCATTCGCCTGCGCCGCCGTGGAGAACCCGAACGGAGTCGTGTTCGTGGCAGCGGTATTGGCCGGAGCGTCGACAGTGAGCTCGACGCGATTTCCCGGCTGAAGAATGTCGGCGACGGGAGCACCATTGTCGAAGGTCTTGGCATCCAGCGCCGTCTTGTTGGTAGGATTGAGAGACATGAGGGTATTCTCCTGAAGTGCGACCCAGCAAACATGCTGCGTCGCGTATTTTTTTTATG